GGCGCTTTAAGTTGTGCGCTTTAAGTGCATCTGGCGCACCATCGTTGGCCATTAAATTGGCCAAGTCTTTTAAGACCCGTTGTGCAGACCTATCCACCTGAACAGCAGAGCCTTTAAATTCAAACTGCGGCTTGCCGTCAACCATCTCAAAGCCAATGTCCAACTCACTTAGCTTGGACATGAAAACTTGCTCAATAGGTGATGAGTCAAAGGGCTTGCCCTTTAAGTTGGTTTGGGCAATTTTGTTTAGTTCTTGGCGTGCAGTGTTAGACCGCTGGGCAATAAACTTCAAGCGCTCTGCCGCTGCGTCACCAACAATGTTTGATGGACGCTTGGCAATGTCGTTTGCAGAATTGGCAGCGATTGACTCTCTGTCTCTAACCATTTGCAGCATCTTGGCCTGTGTCGCAGGCGTTGATGACTTCATCATCTGCACATCGCCTTCAGCAAACTGTTGCTTGATAGCTTCTTTGGCCAAAGCATCAGCAGTAAGGTTTTTACTTGCTGTAGCAGAATATGGAGCCAGTCCACGTTGACGACCGCCGCCTTCTATCTCAGTTACTATCCCGCCCTCAACAGCGCGTGAAGTGCCGCTTGTGCCAATCATTGTTCGTGGAGCAACGTCAGGTATGGCTTTTTGAGCCGCTGGCGACAGTTCGCTGTAAACAATACCGTGTTCGTTTAGCGCGTCCATCAACTCACGTGTTGGCACGTTGTTGCTTTTTAAGGCAGTGCCACCCTTCAGCCTCTTGAATGCTGCCAATCCAAGCAAGCCGCCCAATATGTCAGGAGCGACTTGCGCGGCAGTTCCAAGAGCGGGTGAGCCTGTGGCATCTGTGACGTAGTTACCAACTGATTGCTGCGCGTCTGCAATGGCCTGCATTGGCTTGGAAATCGCGCCCATGATCTGCTTGCCAGCATCTGTTCGTGGCTCATAAGTGGCCGCGCTCTGGATTGCATCAATAATCCCGGTGCTTCCCTCTGCGCCAACAAATGGCATTGCGGCCAAACCAGCCAAGCCAGCAAGTGGCGTTGCAACCGCGCCCGACCCTATTGACAGAGCCGTCTCACCAAGTCCAAGCATTCCTTGGCCAAAGCCGACCTCTTCTATTTCAGGTGACTGCGCACGCACAGCAGGTTGCTGGCTCATGGCCGCAGCCTCTTCTGCCTTGGCCTCCATGTACGCTTGTCTTACGGTTTCAAATTGCTCAGTGCCTTTTTTGTCCTTGTTTGTGACAATCCACTCCGCATATTTATCTGCTGTTGCCATTTGATGCCTTATTTATCAACCGCCATTGAGGATTGCGTCCGCAGCATCGCGAACACTTGCTGCGGCTGGCGCGGGTGGTGAAGCAGGGTTTGCGCCTTTAACTACTGGGTTAGCCCGATTAAGGCCACCGCCCATCCCACGGCCATAGATTGAAATGTCAAACTTTGGATTTTGCAGCTTCAAAGAGACTAGCATTTTTACGTTGTCGAGCGCCTGAGACGCTGCCTCTGTTGTCATGCTTCTTGTGGGCAACATCGCTTCAAGCGTCTCTTGGTCTTTGTCTGTGAACACGCCTTCACCAGCACCGCGAAATACACTTTTCATTATTGGCAGTAACAGCGCCTTGGCGTTATCGGCAATTTGCGCAGCAGTTGTTAGACCGGGTATGTTGCCCAAAATCTTACCAGTCTGACCAGTACCACCAAGCGCTTGCTCAAGTGCGGAAAAGCCAAACTCAAATTGGTCACGTAGCGGCCCGTTAGCCATTGCCGTAGAATTGGCCGCACCCTCTGCTGCTGCCGCCGCAGTTCCGGCGCCGCCTGCGTATCCTCTGTCAAAATATACACTAGTTGGCTGGCCAGCCCGTGGGCTAAGACCAAGTGAAATCCGGTTTGCCAGAAGTTTGTCCTTGTCATTCAGGCCCTCAGTCCGAGCCGCAAAAGTCTGCATCTCAGCCGTGGGTTCAATCCCGTTTTTTTTCTTGAGCATAGCCGTAAAGATTGGCACTGCTAATTCCGGGTTGGCTTCAATTAATCCAGCCTCTTCAAACATACCCATGTTCTTCAACTGTAGCGAAACTTGCTCAGTAGTACGGTTTTGCTTTCGTTCAGCGCCAATGCTTTTTACGCGGTCGTTCAAGACTTGCGCCAAGCCTGCGTCTGGGTTCAAGCGCATGGAATTGAAGCCAACACCAAGTTGCGCTATGGCAGCAGGGTCGTTCATCAAGCGCTTGTACCAAGGCTCTTCAACTGGTGCAGGCTTGGCAAAGTTCTGGCCGTTGTACATCTTGCCATCTTCATTGGACACGAACCGACCACCGCCAGCCCGCATCTCAGGAAATGCCATTGGCGCTTGCGGTTGCTCTGGTTGAGCGAATGCTGGCGCAGAGCGGGTCATTGGCGCGGCTTCTAGCGCAGGCACAATCCTGTCTAATAAACCCGCTCCTGCCTGCTGTACCAGTGGTAACAATCTGCTTGTAGCCATTATTTAACTTCCAAAGTTAGAGCCGCTTGCACCAGTTGCGGCAAGCGTCAAGTAGTCAAACAAGCCGGGGTTTTTGGTTTGCGTAGTGGTCATAGGCGTAGGCGTGACACCAAGCGCTGCGTTGTTGTACTGCAAGGCTTGACCCGGTGCGCCAGTGTAGCCCGCGTACTGATTCTTAGCAGCGTCTAATATCAACTGGTTGATGCCTTGCTCCAATGCACCCTGTTGCATAGACTGATTCTGCAACGCCATGCCCTGACCAAAGCCAAGGTTGGACAATTGGCCAAGGTTAGTAGCTGCGTTCTGACGATTAGCTGAACCAGCCAAGCCCGTTTGGATGTCCTGACCAGCCATTTGCTGCGCGTTCTGGTAACCCGCTTGGCGCATCTGTGCAGACGTATTGGCCATCTGCTGGCCGTAGTTGCGGTTGTTTTCAGACTGCATGATAGCATCGCGTGAACCACCGAATGCGCCACGTGCTGATGCCTGCGCACCCAACTGGTTCGCCTGAATCTGACGCTGCCTGTCCAAGTCGCCCATTGTGTTCTGGACTACTTGATTCTCGTATGGGTTCATGTACTGACTCATGTCAGTGCCAGCAATGGTAGATGGCTGGTACATGGTTTCCATGCCTGCCGTTATACCAGCCTGCCCCATGCCTTGGGCTGATGCGTTAAACACGCTTGGCTGTTGATTTTGTGGGTTACCTGAGCCTGCCATAATCTTATACCTTAATCTACACCGTTTGAGCCTAAGCCAAAACCATTGCCAGCGGCATTGCCACCAAAGCCGTTTGCGCCGCCATAGCCTGCACCACCGCCAACACCCGTGCCAAAGCTGGAGTTTCCGCTGTAACCGTCACCGCCGCCGCCACCCATGTTGCCCAAGATGCCTACTGGCGCGGGTGGAGGTGGTGGTCGGACAACTGGAGCCATTGCGCTCGCGTAACGTGCGGCCAACTCAGGGTTGCGCCGTCCCAACTCAGCAACAGCAGCGTCAAATAGATTGCCAGAGCCGTAGCCAGATACACCGCCCATTGAGGTCTGTTCTGGTAGGCTGCTTTGGTACTGCGAGCCTTGTGGAGCAAGTCCATAAGCTGATAGAGCGTCTTGAGTGCGCTGCATACCTTGTGTTTGCATTGGACTTAGTCCAGCCACTTCAGGCCCATAATACGGCATGAAACCGATTTCACCCGCTAACTTAGCCTTGGCCAAATTGTCTTGTGCTGGGCCTTGAACCCAGTCTGGGATTGATTGTGCGGATGTATTAGAACCGCCTTTGCCGCCGCCACCGCTCATATTAAATCTCCACGCTCACTGTTGTGAACTTTTCTGACCAGCCAAGTTGTTTTAAGGCCTTGACCCAACCCTTACGGCCAGCAAGCGTCATCGCTGTACAGCCGTTTAATTTGGCAAAGTAAATAGCAGAATCGCTGAAATCGCGTATCTGATCTAAATTACCACCAGCCAAGAATATGTGGAATACTTTTTTGCGTGGGTATTCCAGTATTTCAGTAACCATGCAACCGTCTGACGCATTCCAAAATTGCATTGCGCCAATCTTAACAGAATCAACTACATCTTGGAATAGGTGTGTACCACCAGATAAAGCCAAGGCTGACTCAATCCAAAGCCTGCACCTTTCAAGCTCGTCATCAAGAGTAGGTTCTGTCATTGGCGTAGCCTAGTTATAGCCAGCGAACAAGAAGATGAGGCAGGAGCAAACGCAGTCGCGGCAGAGGCGTGAAGCCACAAGTTTGTGTCATCTACTGCCCACATTGCTTGCAAATGCGAACCAGCCGTCATTGGGAAAACAGCCACCCTGCTCATTACGATAAAGTGAGTATTGCTGGACATCGTAATTCTAATGGTTGAACCGCTAACATCAGCTCCGTTTATTCTTGGCCAAAACCAACCATTTTTTGCGCTTGATGAATTAGACAACAGCTCAACAGCAAAAGAAAGCATATAAACGCCATCTTCCTCAAAGACAATCTTGGTGTTGTCCGCAGGGTCAAGAGATATGCCGTCATTGAAAGTTGGTGTATCCCAGCCAATTGCGTATGCTGTATTGGTAGAAGCCGCCGTTTGGCTTGTTGCCCTTGCAAGTGAAGCGTAGCCGTCTGCTAAAACAATCTGACGAAACTCGTTGTTCTTTGATATTACGGGGTAGCCTGCTCTATCCCATAGTAAAACACCATTCTCAGATGGGCTATCAGACGGTAGTCGAGTCGACAAAAGGGTGCGCACTTTTGTTAGATACAACACCAAACGCTCACCCCAAGCACCCCAAGTAGGGCCAAGTGGCGGTGGCGGTATCCTCATCTCTTGCCGCCCTGTGTTACATCAACCCGCATTACCCCTGCACGCCAGTCCTTCAAGTTTTCACCCTCAATACGCATGCGTACTTGCCGCCCAGTAACGCGAACACTTGTTGGCGCGCTCATCGTAAAAGGGCCGTACTCACGCTCAGTGTCGTTAGGGTAGAACCTAGACTTTAGCTTTACGGTAACCTCGCCCTGTGTTTGCTCGTCAGGAATGATCTGAGTAACGTGCATTACGTTGTCGCCAGCCCCAATGTTTACCGGCCCAGACTCAGCGAATGCCACGTTTCCGTGTAGATCGTGGCCAATCTCATGGTTGTAGGCGTTGCCATCTGCGTCAAACCAAACAGGGGTACGCAACACACCAATGTCAAAACCCGATGTACGGCTAATTTCGCCAACAGCCCATGTGTTTTGCTTGTAGTCGTAAACAACATAGCTGTCATTTTCCAAGCTGCCTTCAGACGGGTAGAACCACCATATTTCATCAAATTGGCCATTATGGACAGCGTTAACTTTACTTACCTGCTGGCGGTTTATGTCTTTAAACACATAATCTGCAACTTCACAAACCAATGGCTGGACGACTGAGCCATTAAAATAAAAGAAGTTCTCGCGGCTCATCCAAAATGCGCCTTCGCCTACCGCTACTCCGCACTTCCGAGATGCGGCCCCGCAAGACGTTCCAACACGCTCAAAACCATACACAGTAGGTGGGCCAGCGTATGCCGCCACATGAGCGTCCTGAGTCGTCACAAGCAGTGTACGACCACGCATACGCAGGCCTAGCATTAACTCGCCTGAAGTTTGCAACTCAAAGTCACCAGCTTCGTTTGTGGCTGCTGGTGTCCAGTCTGTAACGCTTTCCCTGTCGCACCATTGAACCTTGCGAGGATTGCCACCAGCCCCAAGCGCAAATAAGAATCGTTCTTCAGTAACAATCAGGCCTTTGCACTGAGTTGGCGCGTTGGCGATCTGCGCCGCTATGCCGGTCAACTGCCATTCATACAGCTTGCCGTCATGGTTTGAGCATCCAACAAGGTACTCACCCCAGTTGTCCAAAGACCACGTTGTGGCCTCAAGTAAAAGGCCATCGTTGGGCCGTGTAACGCCGTAAGCGCCTGTACCAAAAGGCTTGCCACCGTATGCGATATTCTCTTGTGCATCGTTGTAACCTGTTGTGAACCCTGTCGGCGTTATGTCGTCAACTATGCCACCAGCAGAGACCTCAATCAACTGATCGTAAGCGCCTAATGCGTAATGAGGGTCGTATGAGTTATCCACCCAAGCATGAGAAGACCGAGGAGCGTTATTCGTCAACGCGCTTGCGCGGTCAACCCAGCCACCTACTGGGCGCAGAGAATTGTCTCTCCAACGTATTAAGTTGGACTTGTTCCAGCGACCTGATGATTCGTAATCAGTTCCGTGGTTAAACACACCCGGTGGAAGTTCAAGTTTGACTAATGCCATTTTTAACCCAGTCCACGTACTTTAGATTTGAGGTTGCTGCCGCTGTGCTTGGCGCTGTTTGATGCCTCGTTGAGCCGGGTGACACCAGCACTGTACAACTGCGCCCACACAGCAACACGTGCGTCATCCTGCAAGTAGGGCGCTGAGTGTAGCAGTGAGCCGTACAGGTATACGTCCGGCGCGTAGGACAGCAACCAGTTGGTGCTGTTTGTGGCCAGATCAGGTACTTGTGAGGTGTAAACCAGTTCAACGTTAGTCTCTTCAATCGGCGTTGGGTACAGATGGAACTGGCCAGCCTCAAGCGTGTATTCGGTAGGCTTGCCGTATTGATCGTTGTACTTTGACCGTTTCTCAGACATTGTGGTTGAGTCGCTCATTGAAATAGGTGACGTACCGCCGTCTGTGACACTGAAACGAACCGTCTCGACCCAGTTGGCTGGGACTTGCATATAAGCATCACCAGCGTCCTGTACGCCGCTTGAGCGCGTTTCCATACGCCAATGCCGAACGTCACGGTTTATTTGGGCTTCTGCAAGCGCAATAAAACTTGGGATGACTGCTGCCATGTCATCCCGGTTCAACGTTTCTGTCATCGCTGTTTGCAGTTCGGTGTAATTTGCTAATGCCATCTTTGTACCACTTTACTTTTTGGTCTTCTTCTTGACCGTTTTAGCGGCCTGCTTGAAGTCATTGGCAGACGGTGCACCCTTAGCACCAGCCCTTTTCATCTTTTCGCCGCTGCCGTCTTCGATGCGCTGACGCTTTGCAGCAATGTTTGAGTAGAGTCCAGCCTTGGCCATTACTTGCCAGCCTTGTTTTTTGTCGCACGCATATTGCGAACTGGCATTGGTCGGGCCGCTTTGCTCATGGCAATAGCAACGGCCTGCTTTTGTGGCTTGCCGGACATCATTTCCATTTTGATGTTCTTTGAAACCGTTTTGGCGCTAGAACCTTTTTTGAGTGGCATGGTTTATTCCTATTGAAAAAATAGTCAATTTTGATTATACAGACTGCCTGATTCTTACACAATACCTTTTAAGTTACGTCTGATCGGGTTGCCCCAGCCTGATGTAACGCGGTAACCAATGGCCAGATACCTAAAAGCATCAGATGCGTGCGAGGCCCAATCGTGCGCTGGTCGTGAGCGCCACACCTTGCCGTTGTCGTCATACTCCCTGTGGTACTGCCTAAGTGCGTGTACACCACGGTCGCATTTCTCAGCATCAAACCAACAGTTGGCCAACATAGAGCGAACTGCTTGGATACCATCATCTACCCCCAATGACGGTGCAATGCTGACAGGACGCGCTCCCAAACTATCCAACACCTCCAACCGACTCTTTCCACTACCAAGTTCACGCACTCGCACATCGTGTGGAAGTATGTGATTGCCGTAGATATAACCTTTTTCATTGAGGACACGAACGTAATGGTCAAGCCCAACGCCACTAGACTCGTAAAAATCAATGAGTCGCACCTCTGCGCCCACGTGCTGCGCGAACCAAATAGCCGTTGAGTCACCAATGCCCAAGTCCCAAGCAGTCGTAACAGGAGCGCCCGGGTCATAAGCAACAGTTCCAACCCTGCCTTGATCTTTGCAATTTCGCATTTCAGTAGCGTAATACGCACCTTCAGCATGAATGAGGAAATCACCCTCCCAAACGTGGTCATAAATGTCTGGCCTTTTTCGTTTGTCTTCGAGCCGCTCAGTCTCCAGCACATCTGGAAACCACGGGTTGTCCCGCCAATTCATGTCAACAATAATTGAGTCGTCTGGCGTTTGCTCAACGAATCGTTTATGCGTTGCACTCTCTTTAGACTCCGGGTTGTACGTCACCCAGATTTCGCTGTTGTCTTCACGTACCGTTGGAATCAGTTTGCGCCAAGCTGTTTCACTCACCGTCTCAGCTTCATCAATCCATGCAACCAATATGCGTGCCTTGGACTTCAGGCTGTCCAGTGACCTGCGCAGGCCAGCAAACGTGTAGCTGATTGCCCCATCCTTGCTTTTGATGTACCGGTCACCCAGTTCGTAGTAGTCTAAGAGCCACGGCACACTGCGAATAGCTGCCTTGACCTCTTCCAGTGACGAATCTTCCAGCGAGTTCATAAACTCACGGCCACAAAGTATTTGGCCAGTCTTACCCTCCATGCCCCATTGATAGCCTCTAACAGCCGTCATCAACGCAAAGGTGCGAGTCTTAGCGCTACCTCGCCCACCCTTGGCAATCCTGTACCGCGCCTTCTGTGTGAAGACTGGTATTAGCTTGGGTGGAATCGTTAGATTGGCTTCATTCATCTGGGCCGACTAGCCTAATGACCATAGGAGCGGTAGCTAATGGCTTGCTGTCAGACGTTATGTCCTGCCTGTCGCTGTAGCCATGCTTAGTCATCATCATCTTGGCAAAACCAGCGTGATAGTCGCCCAGTAAAGCGCCCTTTGCCAGCTTTACCTCCTGTTTAGCCATGACCTTTTCTAGAATGTCGGAAAATTCTTGTTTGTCAGGGTCTTCAGCCCATGCGTAAAGCGTATCTCGGCTTACTTCTAGCTCCAGTGCTAGTTCAGCCAGCATTGGGAAATCGTGATTGTTATCAGCGTACTCTTGTGCTTTTGCTATCAGTTCAGGCGTGTATTTGCTCGGTCGCCCAACTGGATTTGGTTTAGTTGTCATTTTGTTCTCTCTGTAAACAGGTAGAGAAGGCCTATTGGTTATTGCGGTTGTTGTTGCTCGCCAAATTGGCCTAGTAAACCGCCAGCGCCAATGCCAACGGGGATTAAAGGTGCTGCTTGGAATAGCGGTACACCTTTGTCTTTACCACCCAGTGCCTTACGCATTGCTGGTGTGATGTCTATGTATCGGATTGGCTCTGCATTGCCACTCACATCAATTGAACCATCGCCTACCTTTGAGCCGTACTTCTTGGCGAACTTGTCTAAATACTTTGGATAAATGTCATCATAGTATTTTTTCATCCCTTTGCCACCAACAACAACGTTGTCTAGCTTAATGCCTGCCGCCCTATTGCCTACTGACATGGCTTCATCAGCAGCCTTCTTGCCAATCATTTCCTCCAGATTCTTACCCACAAACTCACTAGCAAGCTCGCTTTTACCCTTGGTAATGATCCCGTTTGCATCTAACTCTATGTTTATGTAATTCCCGCTATCAGTTCTTATTTGTGCGCCTCTCGTACCATCTATTTCTGGCGCGTCAATATCCATCCCAACAACCCGCTTGCCTTTTCCAAAGCGCTCTGCCTGCCTGCCACCAGTAGGTATGCCAACCCTGTCTGAGCCGTTGTCAATAGCATCCTTTACAGCCTTGCGTAGTGCCGTTTGATACCAAGTGTCTTTCATTGGCGCATCTGGAACACCCTCAGGGCGATTAGAAGTCGTAATCCACTCATCAGTAAGTCTTGCCACCTCTTCGCCCAGCCTTTTTATTTCAGCGTTCATTTCTAAAAATAGGCTCATCTCTGAATCTGGCAAATCCGCCGCCTGTTGAAGCAATTGAGACCTTTTTTGTTCAACAGATACAAGTTCTTTTTGAACGTCTGTCACACTTTTTTCAAGACCTGTTTTATACCCTTGTTCCCGTCCAGCCTGATGCCAGTCTGACTGCACCTCTTCAATCAAGGTCATCTTCTTGCCGTCAACGTCCACACGGTCGTTTAAGCGTAAGTGCGCCATGACGTTTGGCTCATCCCAGTGGCTAGACTGGTATGGAGTCTTCTTGTTTGATAGTTGCTCTGTTCGCCACTGCAAGAATCCAGTGCGGTCTGCAACTGCTTCTGACTCAGTGATACCTTTCAACGCTGCGTATTTCGACACCGTTGGTTTTTCCACTGGCAACGTCAACAACACCTCCCGGTAGTTTTCACCACCCGGCATTGTGTATGACTCGTACCTTGGGATTTTAGGACTTGGAACAGCGCCGTCATATTGCTCCCATGCAGTACTAATTTGGTCAGCCAACCCCCAATTGCCGTTATTTTCAGCATCAAAAATTGCATTTTGCCATTCGACTGCTGACTTATAAGGGTATGGGTTTTGAGACGCTTTGACCGTCTGCCCAACCTCTACGCGGTTAGCCTGCAAGAAATCAACCAGTTCTTGCTTGGTAGCCTGTGGACGGTTTGCAAACGCATCCAGCACACCAGTGGCTTGAAGTTCGTCTTTCTTTACGTCAGCGCCCTTCATTAAGTCGTTGAGTAAAGCCTGACCAGTGCCTTTGTTGCGAGGTAGGTTCAATGCAGCCTGTTCTGCCGCGCTGTAGAAGCCAGCGGGTGACACGGGTGCAGTTGGTGTTGTCGGTATAGCTGGGGACTCTGGCATCATCCTTGGAGCAAGTCCAGTTCGAGCCATGTAGCTTTCCATAGCATTGCCGACCATTGGCTTTGCCGCTTGCATACCTCGTTGCGTCTGAGACATGATGGCGTTGTTGTTTAAGCCAAGTGCGCCTAATATTGCGGCCTCTGGTAAAACAGGAGGTAGCCTCAGAAAATCCGCTGCTCCACCGACAGCGCCTCCAACAGTCCCAAGAAGACCCCTAGTGGCCTCACCTCTTGGTTGGTACGTCAGCCTATTTGTCATTTCAATGGCAGCGCGGTCAGCCTCTCTGCCGCCTTGGATTGTCCCGTAGCCCGGACTGGTCACGCCTTTGTAAATACCGTAAGCGCCGCCAGCAAAAGGTGCAACCGCACCAGTGCCAAGCGTAGCCATAGTTTCACCAGCGTCAGTTAGGTAGTCCCAAATAGTTTTAGCCATTACTTCTTGACCTTTTTCTTTGGTGCGGTCGGCCTAGTCATTTCTGGCATTCCATACTTGTCCTCAAACGCAAGCATAGCATCCAGCAAGCCGCGCTCTTTTCGCAACTCTTGGAAGCCTTTTACCCTGTCCACAACTTCCGGCGTTATAAACTGGGATGCGCCCTCTTTTCGTCTAGCCAGCGAGGTCAACAAAGACGACCTATTAAATGCGTTGTCCTTTTTGTTTTCAGCAGCAAAGGTGTAACGCATATCGTTAATCGCGTCCGGCATAAATACTTCGGCAGGCATATTACCCCCAGTGCCTAAGTATTGTGCAGAAAAGTCAGTGTCGTATGTTCGGTTGTTTGACTTGCTTAGGGTTACAGGGTCTTTGCCATGCGTAATCACTGTATTCATCCCAAAACCAGATGGGATACCAATCAGATCAGGGTCTGATATGGCGTTGTATAGGTCAGCCTTGTTGTAGCCAAAAAACTTTTCATTTGGCTGGCTTCGCATGATGGACATCAACGCTTTACGGTAATCGCCGCCATTTGGACTTTTTAATTGCGCTTGGCCAATTTGGGTAGCAATACCAGCAAACGGCGCTTTTTTGGCCAGTAATTTATGGCCAGCCATTGCGTCATCAATTTCAACAGCTTTTGCGTCTGTTAGCTTCGGCAATATAAAGCTGTCCATCATTACGTCTAAAGGCTGTACTGAAAAGTCCTCACCAAACGCCCCCATTGTCATGGCAGACTGGTCTATTTCTCCAGTGCCGCCAGCCGCAAGGTTTTGTTTCCTAGCCACTGTAACGCGGTCACGAATTCGTTTGGAAATGCCCTCGTTTGATGATCCACCAATCTTTGCCTTAATGTGGCCCATGTCTCGCGCAAACATCTGGCCACCATGTGTAACCTCTTGGGTGTTTACTGGCTCATCAGAAACCGAAAGCACACGGCGGTTTCGGCTTGAGTTATCCCAAGGCATCAAAAGCATACTTGCGCCTTTGCGGTCTTCTATGTTAAAGTCCTTTTTTGGGGCAATGCCTCCGACATCTTCAGTGGTATAGCGAGTGCCTGCGCGGTGGCCTTTTTTTAAAGTGTTCTCGTAAATTGCAGGGCGCAATCCACTTGAGTCCATGTAGTCATCTATTTTGTCGGCAATGTAAGGGCCAGCCTTACGCCCAACAGCAGACCCTGCACGCCCAATACCGCCAGCAACCGCATACGGGTCAATGCCACCGGATGCTATTTCAGCACCAAGTCGAACGTTTCTCAAAGTTGGGTCGCTTGACTCCGTTGGGCGAATGCCATACCGGGTCGCTAAATCTTTAAACCAGTCACTACCGCCAGCAGTTTTACCAATATCTGCACCAAGCGCCGCCATGAGGCCAGAACTTAGATCAACAGGCCCACCCGCTACATCGTAGGCGAGGTCACCAAAGCCAGCGAGTAATGCGTTAAGTACATCGCGGTTTGCAGGCTTTCGGCGTGTATCTTGACCCACAGGAGCGGCAAAGGCCATAGCCTCTGGGTCGCCAAGTAGATCAAGTAAATTTTTAGCCATATATAGCTATTTTACCAAAAAAAACGCCCACCGCAAGGGGTAGGCGCAAGTTGGGTTGAACCAACTGGAGAGTGCTATTAGTCTAACCGTTCTTTGTTCAGCCGTCTAGCCTCTTCTGCATAGTGCCTTGCTATTTCAATCAAGCCTTCTTTCGTGTACTTGCGCAGCACGTTGTCATTTTCCAGCAGGTCAAGTTCTTTTTTGCCTATTCGCTTTAAAAGGCGCTTGCGGTATTCGACCACATTACCTGCCAAGAAATTATTGCAATTTTTGCATTGTCCCCAGCAGTTCCATTCCACAAAACGCATATTTACCGCGCTGCCTGTACTCCGAAAATGACCAGCGTCAGTGGTGTTGGGCGCTGGGTCAAACGGCTTGTCACAGCTTATGCAAGGCTTACCGTAGTCTCTAGCCCTGATGAATGCGTTGAAAGCAGTCTGGGCCTTCTTCACCAGTTGCGGCTTGGTCTGCAAAGCGTCCAGCTTCAGCTTAGTTTCTTTTTTGTCAGCCCTGACAGCTTTCGCCGCCATCTTTTTGGATATGTCAATTGCGCAGAGGTAGCTGCACACTACCTGCATGGGTCTGTCTGCTGTGAACACTTCACGGCATCCTTTGCACCTTTTAGTCATTTATCGTCACTCCATTTTGAGCCGCCCAAGCCATGCAGAATTCTGTGAACTCACTGGCCTGCAACTTGGTAAATTTACGGGTCTGCTCACCCAATTGGACTATGCCATCGCCAGTAAGATTTGGCACAACTCGACCGACACGCTCACCTTTTTCAGCAAAGTAGGCATCGACCAACAATCGCTTCCAGCTTTCTGCGTCCCATTTGCTCCCGGCGTGTTCGGCCTGCGCACTTACTTGGGAAATAATTGAGTGAAACATAGAATTCTGCTCTACAGACCTGCTCTGTAGCTTAACACTCACCACTAACG